AATGAACTCATAATTAATAATTATTATTATTCGATGAAATCGGGATTAAATGTATCATTATATATTTTAGTCTTGTTAGCATCTTGTAAGTACTTGTATTGTTTCATACGGTTATTGATACCGAATTGTGAGTACTTTTGCTTAGATAATTCGACCTTTGTAGGGTCTAATTTATCATCAGTGTAAAACAAATCTTCGGCAGTTTGTAAATCAATACCAAAACTTTCGCACACCCAAGACGCATTAGACCAAATAAAATCTTTATACCTTTCGAGCAGCTGCTCATAAAAGGTAGGATCTATACCCAACAAGTGGTGTATAGGTTGATGTAGGTTTTCTATGTATATCTTTTCATATTCTAATTGTTGTTTTAATAGGTAATAATCTTTGTTTTTATAATAGTTGTCCAATAGTCGGACATACTCACGAGTAGATACGCCAAATTCTTTACAGAAGCGAGCGCATTGTCTAGCACAGTAACAATCTATTGAGCTTTCGAAGTGTTCTTTGACTTCTCTTTCTGGATGCTCTCTTTTATAACCATAAATTCGTAATTTTTCAACACTAGATAACGAGCGGTAGCCGCGACACTTTGGGAAAAATCGCATTTCAAGCGCACGGGGAGGTTGAACATATACGGTAGATTGAGTGGCAATATCATATTGATAGTGTCCATAAGTTCCGTTAAAGGCATTTTTGAGTAATTCCTTTTCATCATCCTCGCCATATCCGATAATAGGCGATTTACTTTGGACATGGAATGGACGGGTAAATTTAAGCTGTAGAAACGTTGGCAAACGAGAATTGCCAGCAACGTATTTTGCAACGTACTGAGCGGCAGTGCTGTGGACGAGGCTTGGTTCTCGCACAGAACCATACGTCCAACTTTCACGGAGAAATTGCAAGATGTGCGCCATGATGGTTGGACTATCGAAGAATAAGATTGCATGATAATGCGGGCGGTAGGTTTTTCCGCCATACTCGGCAGCGAGGAAGTAACGTAACGTTTGTGATTCATCTTTGATATTGTTTTTTTTGAATAAGTAAGCTATCTTTGCGCGTAAACGCTTGAAGAAACCTTGAACATCTTTAATATTGAAAGTCGGAATAATATACTTTCGATTATATTTATCATGATTGAGACGAATGTCAGCGGAGAAAGCGGGAATATCCAATATATCATAACAACCTTTTTCTATTGCAAATTGGCTAACATAGCGAAGATGTTCACCGTATTCATCTTGAATAGGTTCTAAAGAGTAATAGGGTATATGCTCGTTGTCATACGTCAGTGTAATGAATAAGTTGTATCTATGCTTTTTGCACTCTAACTGTACACGATATGACCAATGTGAGCCTTTAGCGTTTAAGCACGCAGCACAATGTCTGCAAGGAGCATAAACAACCTCTTTTGTATAAGGGTTAATTATACGCTTTGGACTCAAACATCGGTCAATGTTAGGTAATTCGTCTACTTTATTAATAAACATACCTAAGGATTATTACGCTTTTTTGGATTGATAAACAAACCAAGTAAGAATGTAACGATATTGATAACTATCGTTGTTAGTGTACTAGCTTGTTCGGGGTCTAAACCGCCTTTACTAGCAGCGTAACTGTTAGCACCCATAGCTACAGCAGCTAATGCCATTAAAATTTTACTTTTCATAATTAAAGAATGAATTAAAAATTAATAATATAATGAATAATTGAAGTAGTATATCATTTAGGGTCATATTCTATATGGATATGGTCTTTTTCAAGAACTACGTCACAATCTCTAAGATTTGGATCAGAAGCAAGAGCATCATAAAAAAGATGTATTTCATCTTTTGGCTTATCGTTAATACGAACATCAAATGCTAAACCTTGATAATGTTTAGAGTTCTTCATATGTTTACCGTCTGTTACAGAAGTAATAACCATTTTCTTAGGATTAAAGTACCTAAAATGAATATTAGAAGCATAAACAATTAAAGGGAACATAACAGGTTTTAAACCCTCAATTTTAACACCAGATTTAAACTCAAATTGATTGATTAAATAGTACATAATAAATAAATTTTAGTTACATGGTGCAAATATAATAAACTAGATAATAACGATTATGAATATTACATTTTTTAACTATGTTTTAACATATAAGCAATAAAATCGGTTTTCTGTCAGTTTTTGTAATATATGCCAAGGGGAGACACAACTTCGATAAGGTTTGAAGAAGTTGCACTTCGTGAAAACTGATTAATAATTTACATCATAAGTATAAATAATTGACATTTAAACACTTCTTCGAAGTAGAGCGGTATATTTTTAACGCAACAGAGTTGCGATTGCGTTTCCTCCTTTCATCAGGGCTCCAAACTAGTAAAAAGATTTTCCTTTTATGACGTTGCACTAAGCTTGGATATACAAGGATAAAAAAAGCACCTACCGAAGTAAGTGCCTTTTACTAGGAGAATAAGAAAGCAATAATAAAACATATTAAAGCTAATACATACTTAAATAATAATAAAGCAATAATAACATACAAAAATATACGTAATACTTTATACAACTTTTGTTTTTCGTTCATATAATGTTATTTTTTGCACAAATGTACAAATACTATTTAACTTTACCCATTTTTTTAATCTTTTTAATATGTCCAACAGTTCTAACACCACCTTCAGCACCATTTATAATATCACCGCCACGGCGGAACCACTTATCTGTATCGTAATCACCCAATCTTTTTAAAACATACTGATTATCAAGATAACCAGAATATACGTCTTGTTGTGTCTTTTGCAACGCTGCTTTATATTGACCAACAATAAATTCCATAGATCTAGCCCTAGTAACATTATCCAAATGAATACCAGTTCTTTCCTCAACCTTTTTCAAAGTATCAGCAGCCTTGTTATTAATTTCGGCAAAACTAAGATTACGGTTAGTAATAGCATTCATACGGTTAGTATCTGAATTCTTAAGGTTTGCAATAGCATTCATGCGATTAGAATCCGCATTCTTATAACCTGTAATAGTTTCCATTGTCAGTTTTGCCATTTCAGCTTTAAACTGTTCTTCTGCATGTTTTTGTTTGAAGCCTAAATCAAATGACGCTAAATCTTTTTGTATTTTTAATAAATCGGTTTCAGCTTGTGTCTTACCTACCAAAGCTTGTAACTGTGCAAGGTTCATATTATTAATATCTGGAAGTGTAAGATTATTAATATCTTGAGCCGTTTTCTCTGAATCAAGTTTACCTTTTTGACTTTTTTTTAACCCAATATCAGCTAAATAAACATCGTCTTTATGTAGATTATCAATAGCAAGACCTTTTCTCTGTTCTTCTTTAATTTGAATATCAGCTTGCGCCTGCGACAAATCAATTAAATTACGAATAGAATTTTGAGACGCTGCTTGCAACGACTCACCAAATTGAGTAATAGGAGCAATTTGCGGAGCGTTAGGGGCTTGCATAGTAGATTGTTGACTACCACTTGAAATATTACCTAAAGCAAGATAAGGGTTAATACCAGCTTCTTCGTATCTAGCACGTTGAGCAGCGGGGGTATTATACGCATTTTGTTCACGTATCATATCACGATTAAACCGCATTTGCTCATGAAACATATTCATTTGTGTTTCATTAGCGGAATTTTGTGCGAAAGCACCAATAGCACCACCAGCTAGAGAACCAACGGCAGAGATTAAAGACGGAGCGATAGAAGAACTAGACATATAATTAAAAATTTAAAACCCTACCTAACAAGGCAGCTAGATAGGGCGAGTTAAACATATATATAAAATTAAACTTGTGGTTCTGAAGTAGAAGTAGTAGAAATGTCAGAAGTATCGGGCAACGGTTCTGATTCTTCTTTCATTTCCTTTTCACTCAACAAAGCATCACGATACTCTTTAACATCCTCGAGATAACGATTAATCTCAACGGGGTCACTGATATACTTACTTGGTATCATCATCAATATATCATCATCACTTAAACCTTTGGTAGAATTACGTGATTTAAGCTCTTGAAGATTAGATATAATAAGTTCTTTTTCGGAACGAGATACAAGAGGATTAAACAAGCGAGATAAATCACCGTCACGATGCCCAGTAACTGGGTTTATAGGTGAAAGAAGTTCTACACTTTCAGTTTCACATATTGGCATAGATGTAGGAACATTACCTACAAAATCGGGGGCAATATTAGAGGGACTATCATCCGCTACATATTGATTAAAAATAATACTTGAACGTAAATTCATAACTACATAATTTAAAGATTCATACTACCAACAACAGACATAGGACGGACTGCCTTAACATCAAAGTAAGAGTTAATCATAAATTGGTCAGTCATTGTACGACCGTCATAATTGAAAGAGAATATAGGGTCTAATACTTTAGGGTCAATCATAAAGTTACGCAAACTTAAGAAAGATTTTTGATTTTTGTCATCACCTTTATAAGTATAAGTATTCATACGTGGAGTAGTCCAAGCGCTCAACGTACCAAAACTTTGGAACTCACCGAATACCAAGTCCCTACTATTCTTATATTCTGCATAACGTGAGGTATAACCTAAGATACCGTTATTAACATCGGTATTAGTTGTGAAGCACAAATCAGATTGTAAAATAGGTTGTAATCCAAGATTTTGAAACTCTGGTTGGAAGTAATCCATACGATCGAGTTTGCGGTTAAAGGGATTCATAAACTCAGCGTTGTAATCTACTTGTGGGGCAATAGAATAGATACACATAATCAAGCCATGTTCTTTAACATCAAAGTTTATTTTACCACTATTCATAGAGCCAATACCTTTACCGAACATCTGACCTGTAACAGAGGGAGAAGAAGCCTTTGTAGTAGGGTCTACAGCCGTACCGTTAGCAGTACTTATAACTTCACTAATAGCTACTGTATTATCAAAACCACCTATAAACTGTGCGCAATCTCTACGACTTTCGGGTACTTTAAAGCCATAATGTGCTGCTATCTGACTAGAGTAATCAAGACCGTTAGCACGGCGAGTAGCTTCAAGCATTTTTTCAAGGGCAAACGCTGCCTTAATGTCTGCAACAGAAAGATAATTACTAGTATCAGTATTTACAACAACAGAAGTATCACCAGCACCACGCAATAAATCTGGTTCTTGAAAACCATTAGTAAAAGTAGGCAAATTAAATATGCCTTCAGTATACAACACACTAGGTAAAGCAGAAGTTAACCAATCTTTTTGCCAATAGCGATAACGAAGATTAAAGAGATTATAGACTTCATTATTATCCATTAAACCACCTTTATACATATAATCTACATTGAAACAAGTAGGGTCTGCCTTTTCCCATTGCTGATTACGATAGAAGTCATTATATATACGTTGATAAGCTAGAGGACGGAAAGCACTAACGTGATAAGATTTTAAAGTAGCTAGGTTTTTATTCTTTTCATCAGTAATAGGGAAATAAACATACTTATTAGAAATCTTTTTATCACGTGTATCATAGTAAGGTAATATCATACGACCGTCAGACGATACACCATATTCCATTAAGTTCAACAGACGGAAAGCACCATAAGTATAACTATAACCGTGTACATCTTTATTTTTATCTTTAGTAAAATCGAAAGGAACACTATCGGGTAACGCATGATAAGAAGAACCCCAGAACGTACCAGAGTGATGCGGTTTATTATTACCACTACCAAAATGAAAATTATGAGTAAAAGGATAATTCTCATCATTATCTATAGGATTATCTGAATGATGACCATCGTCAATAGGATGAGAAGTATCAGCATCAACAGAAGAACGAGTAGACGCAGCTAAAGGGGGTTGATTAGGATTAATTGGAGACGGTCCAGCGGTAGGAGCTTTTTCGTTAGAATAAGGAACTTCATAAGGGTCAGAACCAATATGACCTTTAAAACGAGAACCATCCTCTTTACCAATAGACGATAAAAAAGACAACAAGTCAAAGCTAGGTACACTATTAGGAACGTCACTAAAGGAAGATATATCACCTTTTAAATCTTTAGGGTCACGGAAAGAACGGTCACCATTGGTTACACCAGCAAAGAAGCGGTCAGAACTAGACCATAAAGCACGATAGGGAACGAAGAAGAAGTGATAGTATTCCTTACAACGAGCGAAAGCAGCTGTATTCAGTGGTTGAGTCCTTACGAGGTCTTGTACTGAAATACTAAAATGTTCGCCCGGATTAACTTCTTGTGTTAGAACCGGCAGTAATGCACCAGCGGGAGCGGAGAAGATACGGCGACTAGATAAGTCAAAACCGTTCCTAGATAGGGTAGGGTGGGGGGTAGGTAATTTGAATGAACTCATAATTAATAATTATTATTATTCGATGAAATCGGGATTAAATGTATCATTATATATTTTAGTCTTGTTAGCATCTTGTAAGTACTTGTA